TACTTCCATCGGAGCAGTAACCGTAGCCTGCATTGTACAAAGTTGAAAATAAATTATTACTATTATAAGCAGGGTCCCAATTAGCCGGACTAATTCTCCATCTAGTATAATCTATCCCTTGTTTCCATTCCCATTTGTCCCATTCTGCCGTAACTTTATAATAAACGTGTTGTTGCTTTCTCGTGCCGCCTCTCAATAATTCTTGTTTATCATCTTGAAAATACATATAGTTATCATCGTCAGTATGAGGCTCTACACCACATAATGTCCATATACCAAGGGCATAATCTGAACCTGTGTACCATACATCATTTTTCCAAGCAGGCGAACGATATATTTTATATCTGTCTGGAGAACTGAACTGTCTATACGTGGTAATATAGTTTTGTTGCGGTGCTAACCAACGTATCAATGGGCCAGTTGCGGTGTTTACAGAGTCGGTATATCCGTACGGAAGTTGGGGCTGAGAATATGTAGCATTAACAGTAAATGCGTGTGGCGAAAATCCTGTTTGTACATAATAATCTGGGTCTATTTTGACCTCGTGTTCGTATGTATACCATACTGTATTCCACGTTGTTACAGTTGTTCCATCCCACGTAAAGCCTGCATTTACGCAATCTGTTTCATTAGTATGTGTTATTGATGTCCAAGTAGCAGGAACGGCCTCACAAGCCGCCTGTGTAATCATTATTCCATCTGAACAGGAATCAGTTGTGCCTGAACACTCATAAGTCGTAACAGAAGTAGGAACATACTCAGGAACTGGGTTTTCAAAATCAAACGTATTTGTTATCCACCACGGATGAACAGATTGTCCGACATCTGCAAAATCTCCATAACCATTATGATTATCAGTAGCAAGAATTCTTATTGAATTATTTGTATGCTCTAAATGTTTTCCCGGAACGATATGTGGTGCATAGGAAGTCATTAAATTGTAATGTTGCCACATACTCAGAGTGGATGTTGAAGGAAGCCAGTTGTTGTCTACTGAATTAAAAACATTATCATCCTCGAACCAAGCCCAGAATAAGTGATTCCATCCACCCACTGTCTGGGTTGTTTCCATACACCATTCTTTAGTAGCACTTGAATTATACCAAACCCAATTTGCATTAACATCATCATTGTACACCGAGTACCTGCATTTTCCCCCATTGTTTCCGCCTGACCCTAGACATTGAGTTGCTACGTTTGACGGATTGAATTGAACTTCCATAAGTCCTAGTTCTTCGTCATTCTTTCTGACACATAAAGGTGGACCTTGTTGTTCTGTCGCTAAAGGATACCACGTTGAAGGATAAGTCCACACTGAAGGATAAGTCCAAGTCTCGAAAGTCCACACTCCAGTTGCCGCCAGACAAAGAGTCTGTGTAGTATTTGTTGTTGGGTCAATATCACAAGAGCCAGCCGCCGCACAAGCAGTTGGGTTTGCTGTTATTCCGTCAGAACATCCTGAGGCTTGGCAATCAGTAGGATTTGTAAATTGTGGGTCAGAACATCCTGTCCAAATGCAGGTTGCTTGAGTAAGTAATAACGGGTCAGAACAATGGGCTGGAGTTGTTAACAACTCTCTACAATATCCCCACATTGTAGAATTCTCGCAATCAGTTTGATTAGTATAAGCCGGGTCTGTACAATGACCTGTGTAAATAGGATGCCAAGATAAATCAATGTAAGGGACTCCGTCTAAGTCTTTAGATGGGTCTGATACTGTGCCGTGACTTTCAGCAAAATTAAGAGGGTTCCGTACTGTTTTATGAGTATAGGTAAGAAAGTCTTTGCCTAGTAAGGATTGCTTATCAAACGTAGATATTTCATAATATTTTTCTGTGAAGGAACTAAGTACCGAAACATTCGTAAGAACCGAGTAGATTTCACCGGTAAAGTATTCTTCAAATTCTGATACAGTCACGCCTGAGGCGGCACCTTCTCCAGAGAAGAAAAGACGAATAATTCCTAGATTTTCGGGGGAGTTTGCTAGTTGATACGTTACAGACGATGCCGCGAGTTTATTCGCTTTGTCTGTGGCTTCCAATGCACCGACTGAACCTGTGACAATTTCTGTCAGAAGCATATTGCCTGCACTTGTAGGCAAACCAAAATCTATGACTAGGCCATTAGGGATAGATACTGGTTCATATTTAAGAATATCACTCATATAGATATTTATGAGTTTTGGTCGCGGTATTTTGCTATATAATATGAATCGACAATATCAGAGACTGGACTTTCTCCATTGTAGGTATCTATGCCAAACAGTAGGGCTAAATCGTCACCTGTTTCCTCAAGAAACGCTTCGTACATTAACATTTTATTAGCATTCCCTTTGCCTGTTGCGAACTTCTTTATTTCAGATGGAGCGAACACGCTCACGGTAGGGGCCACTCTTTGAAGTTTCAATTTGAGAATGCCAGTGTTCTCGCCTATATTAAACACTTGCCCTTTGGCTCCAAAAGCATATCCCTCTAGTCCAACGTAATTTCTATTCAGTATGGCTGTCGGTTGTTCTAAAATCCAGCCAACAGTCATATCTGCAAGTTTAGTGAATCGGTCTAAATTGTCTTTGTATTCGTAGAGGGGTAGACCTGTGATTTGTGGACTATGTTGCATAGCCAGTTTCTTCTTGTTCGTAACGAACATAAAAGTACATCTAGAGTAATGAAACGGAGAAGGACTACAACAAACTGCAGGAGATGTCATCGAATAGTCGATGCCTACAATCATCATAATATTTCTTCGTCTACATCAATTGAAACATCTTCGGAACGACAAAATGGACATATTTCTACTACATATAAATCATCATCAAGGTCGTGTTCTATCGTGCAGGTCGCTTGACACTCGTCACACTGCACATTTATTATTATCATTGCATTAAATACTCCTAGTTCTTTAAGTCGTATTTATAACGAAAATTAACTACACATAGGGTACCATTTGTGAGTACCAATATTTGTTACATTTTGATAACCGTAATCGGTTAAGTCGTTCAATGCAGTTTGGGCAGTATTGCCCTCATTAGAATATACAAGAATTGGGGTATGTTCTGTGATGTCTTTATGGTCACGCACCCATTGAACAAGATTAAATAACGGCACATTAGTTGCATTATGTACTCTTCCACCAGACATAAAATCTACTGGATTTCGTACATCAAGAATAAATCCGCCAGACTTGAATACTTCTTGTATCTCATCACAAGTCATTTTAGTTCCTTGTGAACCAAAAACGGCTTTATTTCGTATGTCTTGTTCTCTTCTCCATTTAATCTTTCTTGCGGCCATCTTTGCTTGGGCCAGCATTACCAAATCCCAGTCACTCTTTCCATTTGCCATATATTATTTCCTTATCAATGCTTCTGCATCTCGTTCTTCTTTTGACACCTTATTTCCAGACAAATCTCTGGTATATTGCCAACTAACTGTAATTATATGTTTGAAACTCTTTGCTCCACACTCACACTTAGGTACTTTCTTGTGCATAGTTTTGGACCAGTTCATCATCTCAGTCTTGACTTTACCACACTTCTTACATTCAAAATCGAAAAACGGCATTGTTCCCTCTCATCCAAATAATGTTTCGGCTCTACAGGTATCAGAACTTCTGCAAATTTCTAGATTATGTTGAAATATGACTGGCTCAACCCAATCAAATTCAGGCGGTTCGCCCAAAAATCTAGAACCTGCAGGAGTTGAACTACAACCAACTAGGAACGCCATCATAGCGAATAATCTAGTCATCTGCTTTTTTCTCCTCTGCTTCTTTAAAAATACCTTTTTCCTTTACGATGTCGGCTCCAATATTCCCTACTAATGAGCCCGCGGCACTTGTAATAAACGCACAAGCACTCATACTATACATACCCAATAAAATTAGGCTTATCACTCTAACTGTATTCATCATAACACTGAATCCTTTCCTTTACCAGATAAATACTTAACAGTCTCTTTCTTTTTGTCTCTGCACACCGAAATCCTGTGGCCGTATATTTTCTTTAAGTACATTGAAAAAATAACTATATCGCCCGGAAGAAAAGCCCAAGCAGAAGTCAAGTATATGTAACTCAACCACAGACATTGTCCGAAGAATCCAGTGTAAGCGCCTACTCTTATATTCCCCTTCGTCAGGAGGTATATCGTTATCGCTGTGGTCAGATTCGCCGCTATTGCTAGGGCTAGATAGTCCATTTTTGCTCACCTTTCTAGGCACGTTTCCACTTATTCAGAGCCAGTTTTGCTTGAAGCCCCTTAAAAGTCCTCGCCTCTATTGATAATTGTACTTCATCGGTAGACATACCGGAAAGAATCATATCGTTAATATCCTTTTGTTTATTCTTATCGTCCCAGATACACACTGAATATCCTTTTTCAATGAACGCTTCTATCTTCTTTACAATCTCTTTATTTCTGTTTTCGTTATCCATTACGATAACAAACTCAGTCTCTTTATTTAGACGACAAGATGCTGACAAATCTGACCCAGCCATCGCAATTGCGTTGGATAGAAACAAAGAATCGATGGGCCCCTCGGTGACATATACTGGCTTCGACTCATCCATCTTGTCTAAACCGAATAGTTTGCACTCATCCTCTGTTATCTTTATAGTTATATATCTAACTGGATTACTGGGGTCCAGAGAACGCCCTTGAAATGCCATCATCTTTCCACTCTTATCAAAGAATGGTATAATCAGGCGTCCCTCGTCTTTGCTTACGTCAGGAAATTTATTCTTGACAATAGTGTTGGTCCAGGCTTTAAAAGTATCTGTATAGTACAACCTTGACCATTGATGTATGGGTATTTTTCGCTCTTTAACATATATTCTTGCTATATGATTAATATCCATCAAGTCTAAGCAAGTAATCTGTTTGAGTGGGTCAGAAACAAACGTAGGAGTTGTGTTCGTTTTGAAGAAATCTTCTTGCGGACCAGCACCAAGTTTTATTTTTCTGCCTTGTCTGCCACGAGTCCCGAATTTCTCAAGAGCATATTCTTTTTTTAGGGGAGGAGATACGTGGTCGATTAATTGTGATAAGCCAGTCGCAACGCCACAGTTATGGCATTTATATAAGGCCGCACCATCGTTCTCAAAAATATAGCCACGTGCTTTGATTTTGTCTTTGGCTGAATCGCCACAGAGAGGACATCTGAAATTCCAGAGGGCTTTACCCTTTTTCTTGAATTGTTCTAGTCGAACGCCTAGAATTCCGATATATTTTGTGTCGATATAATCCATCATATGACTATTATACACAACTTGAACCATAATGTCAAGTCTTTTTACATCAAATAGTCACATTCATTACAATAATCTATGTCTTCCTCATCAGAGGAGAGTTTCACACAAGGGAGAATATTGCTGTAATCGTTATTCGCTTCAGCAATTTCTTTCTGCTTTATGTGACATTCCCACTTCAATGGACAGGTACAGCAACAAACTTTTGGTGTTGTGTCTCGGAAGGGGCAAATTACTGGGATTATGTCACTGCTACAAAATAGTAGTTTCATTATCCAACTATCGTCTTATCACCTGGAACACTGGGTCTTTTGGATGTTTCATCAACATACCACCCTTAGGATATTTTCTAGCGTATGCAGACACTCCCTTTGCCCATTGAGATTTTCCTATAAACGCATTCCATCGTTGATACTTGTTTCTTCCAAGTCTTACACCATCATATGTATCAGTATCGGGTGCTGTCCAATAATTACTCCCAAACGCTTTACCGTTTGGATTTGTAAACAGAGGCACATCTTTTTGCAGATTTATTGCCCCACCGCCGTCACCGGCGACATTCGATTCTTTTATACTCATTTCACACTCTCCAAAAGTACGTGCTGTTGCATCAATGCTTTTACTTGCAGAGATTCATCCAGACTCATTATATCATTGATATGGTGGATGAATGCTTCATCTAACATATCACCATTTGCACCGTGCATCATCATTGATTCTTTAAAAAGAAAATACGCGGCAACTGCTTTGCCCAACTTGCCTTTCATACCGGGGACTTTTTCAAGTAACTGCTTTAATTTACGGAGAAGTCTATGGAATAGGGTATAGTTATTTTTCTCTTCAGAAGAAGTTCTGTTTTTCTTGATAACATTACCCTTCTCATCGATAATACCTAATTTAAACGCTTCCCAATCCTCCCAAGGCATAGCAATGAACTTAGCGAACTTGTACACAAAGTACAAGTCCATCATTGCTGAACCGCCACCTTGTCCTTTTTCTGTTAATAGTTCTACGTTCATTTCATCTCTTCTCTTATAATATCTCGTACCTTTTCGTCAATTGATACTAATTCTTTCATTGCTGGTCCTAGAGCATTTAGTTCATTTAAGAACGTGGCAACTATTTCGTGATATTTCGGGTCAATTCTGTACATCAATATACGAGTACACGCAAATGGTCCAAAAATATTCACCAGAACCACTAAGTGGTTCATTAATAATCTACTCTTTAACTCTCCTGTTTCTATATACTTAGAGATTAATCTTTTAATATACTTTATTCTATGAATATCTTCATAGAATTCGTCAGTACCATCTCCTTGGCGGTCATTATAATGGGTCGCCATATAGAACATCATATTCTGATTGTTCAGTGTCGGAAAGTAATTTTCTTTTGGCTGTTTTATCATTTTCTTTTAAACTCTCAATATTTACAACCTGATGGTTCTTGACAGAAGGTTTAATCTCTTGGGTAATAACAGTATCAACTACTCGAATAAAACTCATTAGACTGACCAGTAAGGTACTCCGCCAGATGTTCCAGTCTTATTCTTTCCAGATGGTTTCTTACCTTTGTAAAATACTCCAGTATTTGCATCACGAAGAAGGACTTTTCCAGTCACGGCGCTCTTTACTGCCTCTGTTACGGTTTTGATTACTGATGGTGTTTTCATATGCTCTTCCAGTTGGGTTAGTAATGTCGATTTCTTCAATCGGCGGTCCAATTCAATCCCAACAGTTCGCCCATACTTCTCTAGTTGAACTTTAGTTAGTTTTTTTAACTCACTTTTAGTCTTTGCCATTCTCTAGGTCCTCAATAATTTTAGCAGAGGGAGTTGCTTTCCTATCTTTAAAAGTAGGTGCATTCTCTCTGTATTTGGATTTCGCCTTCAGAGTTTCATTTTGCTCTTTGGCATTAGCAAGTATTTTTTCGTCTGGTTTCATAATATTCTCCTATGAAATATAACAGTTCAATTCAAAACCGTGCTTACCTTTGCCATAGATTTGAATTTGTAATGCTTTCTTTTGTGGTTTGCCCTTTTTAGTCAAAGCGACTGAATACTTATTCGTCTTGCCTTCACCAGGTTTCTTAGGGCCTGTAGCGATTGTATTAAAATAATCATCTTCGTCTACTTCATACCCTGCTTTATCCGCTGTTTTAAGGGCTTCTTGTACAGCAGAAGTAAATGTTTTATGGTCTATCTTGTATTTGCCCTTAACGGCTTCTACAATATCCAAGTCTTCCTTAATTAATTTGTCCCACTCTTCAGACCTTAAAGCAACATAATTATCTCTAATATTTCCATAGTTTATGTTGGACATATCTTGAATCTTGGCGTCGGGCATAAATTTTTTAATGACGTATTCTCTAAACTTATTAGGAATCTTGCCACTCGCTCTCATATATTTGCCACTGCCAACTTTTGATGCTTTGACTCCGATTTTCCATTCAGTTTTCATATACTTTTTGATTTCATTACCAGTCGCCTCATCGAGGTCTTCCTCATGCCCTCGGAATTCTTTAAATTGGAGATAAAATTCTGACTCGAACATCGTACCGCCTTGAGCATCGATTTCATCTTTATACTCGTCAGCCAATTGTTGTGCGACTTCTTTGTGAACTTCTGTGCTAAACTTCAGTCCATTAAATTCTTTAGCGTATAACTTAGCGCCTTCTTTAACAATATACATCCATAATTTCGGTGCTTTCTTGTGGTCATATTTACCAGACTTCATCTTCTTCTGAATATTTTTGACGATAGGAACTAATTTGCTCTTATATAGGCGAGGGTCATTTTCAATGAATAGTTTCAATTCATATACTTCATTTCTATCGGCCTTTTCGGCGATATCTACTTCCTCAAAATACCTGATTTTTATATTGTTCTTGGCTGCGTACTTTCTGTATAAATCAAACCCCTCTGTAGTTTCATAGATTTCGTGTATTTCCAGAACCATCTCACGGATTTTTTGCTCCTCTTTTTTCCCTTTCTTGAATTTGGGCTCATCTTTTTCCCACATCCAATGCCAATTATGTTTTTTGCAAAGTGTATCTAAATCTTTCATATCACTTTTAAAGCCCGCTACGGTGGATGGGGAATTATCTTTGGAAAACTTTAATACTGTTTTCATTTGGTTATAGTCGAAATTCCAATCTTCATTAAGATACCAGTCTGCCGTCTGTTCGACTTGTTCGTTCGCGGCTTTCAACGCATCCATTACATCTTTGTGGTCTGATAATCCTGGAGCCATTCTTTCAATCTTTTTCATTGCGCCAGTCATATTGCCACCCATTGACTTTGCAATCTTAATGGCTTTCTTAATCTGTGACATTGAAAAGACGCCTTTGACTTCTTCAATCTCATCATCATATTTTTTCTTGCCCTTGGCTTTCTTGTAGTCTTTTTCAACAGCGGGTGGTATCTCTTCTGCGACTTTATTATCTTTTCTGCGACCATCACCACCAGCACAGCGGCGTGAGCCTGTGTTCCATTCGGCGACTGTTTCTTCGTTTGCTACACGTAACGCATCAGCAATAGTCGGGTCGTCTCCAAGTCCCTTTGAAATCTTCTCAATTTGCTTCCAAGCCTTAGTCATTTGACCGCCACTTTTCTTCGCAATCTTCAACGCCTTTGCAATTAGAGTTTTACTAAACTTGCCTTCCGAAATGATATTTCGGTATTCTTTGAATTGTATGTTATTCATTTTCTTATTCTTCCTGAGTTCTTTATGGTCATCAGTTGCGAACTCCCATTCGGCAGCCGTCATAATTCGGCCCTTATCTTTATCTCTAATCGCCTTCTGACGTTTATTCATTAATATCTCGACCAGAACCAATCACTGATTCAATGTCTTTGTTTTGGATAGCGACTATATCAGCGATACCCATATCCCACACACCAATGTTTGGTCCTTTGTCCAAATCATAGTATGCTTTCTTCTGTTCCTTAGTCGCCGCTTTTCGAGTCAACTGTCTCAGTTTCCCGTCAATTATACAGCGAACGGGTCCAGCATCTAACAACTTCAATAATTCTTTTTTATTCATAATATCTCACCTTTTATTTCCTGCGTTTACTTCTGCCCTGTTTGACACCTCTATCCACTAGGGCCATTTTCAAGTCTCCAGTTGGTATATTATCAACTATCCAGTGATACAATTGCCTCTGAATACTCTTCTCTTTCTTCATAGCCCCACCCCTATCTTTAAGAGTAAGGTATTTGAAATCTTTAATTGTGTCTATTTTATCGCCTTTATCATTTCCCCAATAAACGGTATTTTCTCTATTATTTAGTATAACGTGAATCGCACCATTTATCGCTAATTTCTTGCCTTTGGCTTGTACATAGTCAAACATCGTCTGAGAAGCCCCTTTGTGTGTCCACAGCATAATATCTTCTGGTACGATGCGGCCTCTCTTGGCATCTAAATTATTCGATAATGCTACCGTATAATTAGTCAAAACCCATACTATATGTATATTCGCTGGGTCATATCCTGCACTCAAAATTCTAGGCATAAACTTTGCAATGTCATCAAGTTTCTTCGCTGTAATATCAAACATTATATTTGGAAGAATCTCTGGCTTTTCCATTTGACTTAACATCGCATCTAGTGTCTTATCTTTGATGCCTGAAGCCTCTACCCACTTATGAAATGTAAACACATCTTCTGGTTTTGTTAGGTCTAAGTCTTTAATCTCCTTGTATCTCTCTGGGTCAATGTTCGAGCCTTTTAGTTTCAGTCGAGCGAATCTCTCTGGGTCATCTGCAAGGCGGGCCATTCTCTGTAATAGGCTTTTCCACTCATCGACATCTCGTACTTTGAACTTCTCTTTTTCCATAAAGTTAGATAATGCGAATCCTTTACCAGAACCGGCACCGCCAACTAGAAAAACTATTTGACCATATTTCTTTCCATTAGAAATTAGAATTAACTTCTCTGTTAAAAATTGACTAAACTTTTTCATAATGGTGTCGTTTTTGTTCTCTTTGCAACTTGTTCTGCATATGTTTCGCCACCAAACGGATGTTCTGTACCAAAACGGCTATTCATTTCTTCGTCAACTTCTTTCATCCCATAAGCATTAGTCGGTATAACCACTGCTTCTTTAAACACATTCTGCTGTATTGCTCGTTCTATTCCAGCGAGTGTTCCGCCAGCAGAAGAAGGGCAACTACCACACGCACCTTGAAATGAAATAATCACTTCGTTTCCTTTGACCAAATCCAATTCAAGATTCCCACCATCGCTCATAAGGGCAGGTCGAATATGTGTGTCAAATAAGGCTTCAATTTTTTCATACTTCTCTACATCATTCATCGCTTTTCAGTTCGGCTCTTATGAGACCTTGAATGAACGCTTGAGGGGTTATCTCATCACGTACAGCCTGAATAATAAATTCGTGTATCTGTATCTCTTTCTCCAAGAAAAACTTCTTATTAAGTAAGTCTTTCAACTGTGCTTCAAAATTCCTTAACTCCGCTTCTTTTCTGACCTTTTGCTCTATAATATCTGTGATAGATATAATAGTCTGGTCATCACCCAGTGTTTTGATTTTGCGAGCCATCGTTTCATTTGATTTTCACTGTTATCCAACGAACTAAAGCATACATCACTAATCCATATACTGACGCTAATGCCAATTCAGGAAGATAGTTGTAAATCTTCTCAACAAACTCTATAGTAGCGGCAACATCACCAGTGACCGTAGAACCTGTAGTATTACCTGAATCTACAACGGTGATGCTCTTCGTAAAATTACCAGAGACATCCCCAATATTTTGCTCTATCATTGGTGTATTATCTGCCATCTTTCTTCTTCTTCCAATTTGTTATACGTCTTTTCCATTGACTCTTATCCATTTGCTCATCGGCGTCTTTAATTGCTTGAAGTTTATGTGGCAAAATCTGACCTGGTTTTGTTACTTGATACCACGCCATCTCAAAATCGCCCTTCTTAGCACGTTTGGCCAAATCTTCTAACTTTTTCTCTACGTCTGTCCTTAATTGACTCAGTAACATTGACCCAAAACCACGAATCATCACGGTCGGGTCAGTCGGGTCGTCACTTTTTGGGTCAATTTGACCCGCTGGAACGCCCTCTTTAAGCATTTTATATGTATTTGCTACATTCATCATAACACTATTTATACTTTTAACTTAGGATTGGAGGTTTTGAAGTCCTTCTTACGCATTATGGTCTTGGAAACTAAGTCGAATTCCTTATTCTTTTCATCCCATTTCAATACAAATGGAAGATTTAACTCTGTCTGTGTGTCGTTCAACACGGCCTGAGCATCTTTGCCTAGTTGAGGTATCTTCTTTCCGTGCTTCTTGTATGTCTGCTTGAACAATCGTGTCAATTCTGCTACATTAATATCCTTGCCGTTTCTCTTGTCATTAGCCCTCTGTAGGAAATGTTTCGTGAATTCGACATCGATGCCCACTTTGGCGAAAATCTTATCAGCAAATGCCTCTACTTGTGCTAAATCTACTTTGGTGATTTCTTCTTTTATAAAATCACTGAAAGGTCTGTTTTTCTCCATATTGACTGAGGCATATCTAGTCTCTCTGTCAAGAACCTTCTTCAATTCTCCAATACTCACACCCACAATTTCTGCTGTTTTCTGTAGCATACGTCCCTTTGGATTGGTGACGAATGCGCCTCTCTGTTGCATTGCTTCTGGATTCTTCTTATATTCCTTCATCATTTCATTGTATATCTTCAAGGCATTGACATATCTCTTTTTGTGAATCATCCGCTTAAATGCGTGTGTTAGTTTCTTTGGTATCAAAATGTCCCTCAATTTTTCTTTTTCGTGTGTGCCCTTGTGATGTGGGTCTACTTTGAGTTCCATTGCTGTGTGAGCCGTTGTCGGATATTTCATATGTGGCTTGGCATCTTCGCCTGGAGTAAATTCTTTATATTTCTTCGTAGTCTTATTTGTGCCGAACTCAAGATACTCCTCTCGAATGCCGAGGCCTTTTCGTACTGCATCATATATTTCTTTTGTAACTTTATCAGACGCACCAGAAGGCATACCTTTTTTATATGCTTCGTAGTCGCCCTTGACTGCGGCCGCTCTCATTATAGATGCGGACATTATATTGTCGGCGCCTCTCTGAACGCCTGCTTGAATGACCTCAAAATGGTCAAAATCATATGATTTACTTTTGTCTTTGTGCTTGATATATGGTCGAATGTTTTTCTCAAAATCTGCAACTCTATCAGAGCCAACGACCATTGTGACATCTTTATATCCTGCATCCGATAGCCATCTAAGGGCATCGAATGCCGTTTTAACTTTCTTATTGCTTTTTATTATCTTGCCCCAGAAAATCTTGAGATATTTTATCTTCTCTTTATAGGACAATGGATTCTTTTTCTTGTCTTGAGTCTGACTGGTAAATATCATTGCTTGACCAGACTTCTTCTTAGCGTGGCTGATAACAGCATCCACCATAATTTCGTGGCCGCCAGTTACAGGATTAAAGCGTCCGAAAGTAAATACAACGGGTTTCTTTTTCGCTTCCTCTTCGATATATTGTCTATATCGTATTAATTCGGACTGTAGTGTTCGCATTAGTTTAGACTCGCCTTTGTTCGATAGTCACTAATTGCAGATTTGATTGCGTCCTCTGCCAGTACGCTACAGTGTATCTTCACTGGCGGTAGACTTAGAGCATCCACAATCTCTGTGTTTTTAATCTCTTTTGCTTCTTGTAATGATTTACCCTTGACCCACTCTGTTAAAAGTGAAGAAGAGGCAATCGCTGAACCACAACCATAAGTTTTAAATTTGGCATCTACTATGACATCATCTTCCACTTTTATTTGTAGTTGCATAACATCGCCACACGCTGGCGCTCCGACCATTCCAGTGCCTACGTCTGAATCTTCTCGATTCATCTTACCCACGTTGCGTGGATTTTCGTAGTGGTCTAACACTTGTTCACTATATGCCATTATTTGTAACTCCTCAGTTGTGTAATTAAGTCTTTCTCCCTTTTCTTAGGTAATTTATACTTCTTGGGCATCCATAATGGAAGTTTTCCAGTAGTAATATCTTTCAAGTCTCTAAGTATTCTTTTCTTTATCGTATCTGGTTGCTTATCTACGAGATTCAATTTCATATCTCCAGATAGGATGCCTCGAATCATATACTGAATCGGGTCTACATTACGCACGGGACGTCCAGAAAATCCTATCTCGTTGACGTCCTTTGCTCTATATGTTTTAAATGTTTTCATCTAATTTTACTCCGACTTCTTCAGTCGCTTTTTCTACACTTACCATACTCATTTTGTGAAAATCTGCCATAATGTTTTTATGTCTTACGTTGTTTGAACACGAACATTGATATGAGTATGTAGCATTACACTTAACACAATATCTTGATTTATGTCTCATTTGGCGAAATAGTTAAAATTAATAATGACTCTCGCATCTTGGTCTGTACTAGACGTTCCCCGGTGCATTGTATTACTAGGAAATGTAACTATTCTATTTGCGACACTTTCAACTTTTGTTCCATCTTCAAATTCTGTATATCCATTATTAGTATTCACATAAAAAATAGAAGTTGTCCATTGTTTCATTTTTTCTTTTGAAAGTCCATACATATCTTGATGAAATGTGTTTACAGCAATATCTGTTGTTTTTGTAAGAAGATTCATTTTTATTCGATATATTGAAATTGGACATATTTTGTTCAATATGGAATTTAATATGTTCATATCATTATGGTAATCTGGTGCATTATTCCTATAAAAACCGTGAACAAATTGATGCTGGTCCTTACTTCCATCTTTGTGCGTAACAGCATCAAACCGCGACCATAAACAATCTGCACCTAAACAATATGATTGTAAATCTTTTAAATTATCCTCTTCTAAAAAATTATCTATTACCTCCATCAATTTCCCCAATTTTTAATAGCATTAAAGTTATTTCTACTGAACTCCAATCTATTAACTAATTTGACTGCACTATTAGTCAAATGGTCTACAGCAACAAATCCCTCAGGGCCAGTGACTTCATATCCAGTCGCAGTTTTATTAAACGCACGAATCGAATTCACTTGTTCCATTTTCTTAATAAGTGCTAGTTTGATTTCTGCAACATTGTTGTGCCACTCTAACGCATAGGCGAAAGTGCCACCAATATTTCTATCGGAATTCAATGTCTTAATCATACCATCTAACACTGCTTGTTTCTTCGCTTTTCCCTTTGCCGACTTGAGTTTATCTATCTTCGGTTGATATCGCTTCCGAACAAAGTCGATAAATCCGCCAATGGCTTTCTGTTTATTAGAATACTGCTTGCCTTGGCTTACCATATCATTAATATATATTTTTACGTTAAAGGCTATCGTATCGTCTACCTTTGAGTCCACGAACAATACTGCCATAGCCTTCTTGCTGAGTTTCTTCAACGATGCTTCAGCCTTCTTCAACTCTAGTCGGACTGCCGTTAACTCTGATTTTGTAAGAGTTGCGAGGCCTGATACGTCATTAAAGTCAGTATCTCCTGCCCACACATCTTTAGTCTTAGACATTGCGCCAACATCAACTTTAAATTGAGCGGTCAAATCTTCGATTGTACTGCCAGTATATGACGTATGCCATATGACACCAACTTTGGCTGTCTTGATTACTTTAGCAAATGGGTCATCAGTTGGGACAGCATACGTAATAGTGTTCGGCCTAAAAGTAATATAGTCACTGTCATCTATTGTCTCCTTTGTAAGGTCTGACGGGAGAAACATAAAATCACCTTGAACAATACCTGAGATGCCCAATTTTGGAAAATGCTTCAGAGCAATCTTCATCTTATTTGCTAGGGGTTTTGCGTGGCCGTGATTCTTGTCGATATCGGCAGGGGTATAATTAATCTTAGGCGTTTTGTTGAATAGTGCTTTAGTTGCCACAAAGAATTTTTTGTTCTCTGGATTTATACCTGCGATTATGGATGGTGAGCCGTCTACTTTACTTTGAACATTGACTCCCTTTTTAGAATTCCCTTGTAGGGTGTTGATGATTCCATTCATCATTCTCAGTGCCTCAATACCTCCAGCGTACCCATCATCAAATATAGCATCTTCGATATGCTCCAGATGAGTAAGTTTTTTCTCTATGAGATATACAAAATTCTCTAGAGAGTGGTTATATGGTCTAAATCTTTTCATTTTGTCGGTCTATTATCTAAAGCGTGTGCAAACGTCTTCCAATTATTATAAAATTTCTTAAAGTTGGTAATAATCTTTTCTAGCACTATTATTTCTGCTTTTAACTCCTTTAATTCATCTTCTACAGTTTTTGGTGTAAGTTCGACTACCACTACTTCTTTCTTTGGAATATCTAACTTATCTTCCGTCATCTGTGTTCCTTTCACGCCATTCTTCTAATGATTTAATTCTCCCTAAAGCAATGAATGACAATTTTTTTAGGTCTTCTATCTCTTTTCGCAATTCGTCTACTACAGGATGATTTGATGATGGATGACATATTTCTGGGACATTCTCAAGTTCTTCCATACGCATAAACTCCGAAGGGTTATTCGGCATATTATTTCGACACCTTAAAGCCGATTTTATTTCTTTTCGGGTTGGGTGCTCCCCCACCCCAAGAAAATTTAAACTTCATATTTTTAAACTTACCATACTTAGCAACTAGGGCTTTTGTCTTAACATCAATATTTAATTGAACAAGTGTAATCTGTTTGACCATCACTGTCAACTCTTTTGCGTATTTCGTAGTCAACACTTCAGTCAAATAATGCCCCATTGGTCCTACTACAAATCCAATAAGAGCCTTACCTTTAAGCCTAGACCAAGTTCTGTCATCAACATATCTGTCCATCTTCTTATGAAAAGGGGCCAATGCTGTTTTGATTTGCTGATTATTTTTATATGTGGCTAAATGATTCTCTATAACATTAAGACTCAATGCGTTAACATTGACACCGATTACTTTTGCAAGTGCTTTAGCGCCATCGGTATTTAGTCGTTTATTCGATTCAATTATGCCATCCATTACACTGCTATCTTTGAGTAAGAATAACACATCTAATAAGGCCCTTTCAGTATCGCTGAAATTATCCAAATATGTTGGGTCTTGCATATGTGCTTCTAAAACATCAGTGAGGTTCTTAACTGTAGTAGAACTGCCGCCGCCAGATTTTACACTAACTGGATATTTAAATCGCATTCTAAGTCCAAAGAAATCAGCCAAAGGCTCATTGCTTAGAGAGGGGAAGTATACTTGATTAAATCCTATATTACGAATAGACCATATGGCAGAAAGGATTTCGCCATAATCTTTTGATATGGTTGCTAAATCTCTTTTAGAAACATCTTTTGGAATGATATCAGATATATCAATGCTATTGCCTTTTTCATCGGCTTTTG